GAGGTTTGCGTACAGGGGAGAATAAAGATTCCGTTTTGATATTTGACATTGCAGATGATATGACGTTTCGTGATCAACCCAACTTTACACTGAACCATTTTCAAGAACGCATAAATATATACAATGCAGAACAATTCAACTATGAAATCAGTAAGGTAAAACTACGATGAACACAGATACATACAAAATCTTGAAGCTCATTAGTGGTGAAAATATCATTTGTGAGCTTTCCGAAGATAACGGCAAATACGAAATCACAAGACCCCTTCTAATGCATGTCTCTCCAAAACTCACGGTGACCGGCATGACAGAATCGTTGATGCTCTCACGATGGGTGCAACCCTTCACGGATGAAAAATATTTTGAGATTGACCCTAAACACGTTATCATTATGTTACCTGCCTCTCCGGGCTTGAGTATATATTATGAGGGTGTGTTAGATAAGTTGGAAGGGCCTGAAGAAATTCCTACTATGGAAGACATTAATGAAGAAGAAATATACGAAGAACTATTAGACGAACTAGATACAGAGAATAAATCAATTCATTAATGTATTTCTGTAACCCAGCACAAGCTAAATGTAACACTAAAACTGTGAGGAGTCAAGGTTCCTTTTTATTTTATTGTTCCTTGACATTATAGTTGTGGTGGTGTATAGTGAATAAAGTTTAGGAGAGTAATTATGGCGAAAGCTAAAGGTGAACATTATGTAGATAACAAAGTTTTTCTACAGGCGATGATTGAGTGGAAAGAGAAGTGCAAGATTGCTGAAGAGGCAGAAGAACAAAAACCTGCTGTAACAAATTACATTGGTGAGTGTTTTCTGAAGATTGCAACGCATTTATCTTATCGGCCTAATTTTATTAACTACACATATAAGGATGACATGATTTCAGATGGTATCGAAAACTGCTTACAATATGCTTCAAACTTCAATCCAGAGAAGTCAAACAACCCTTTCGCGTATTTCACGCAAATCATCTACTACGCCTTCATCCGAAGAATTCAAAAAGAAAAAAAGCAAACCCACGTTAAAAATAAAATTATAGCGGGTAGTAACTACCAATCTTTTGATACGATGCCGGGTGATTCGACTAATTATAGTATCGACAATTCTTTTGCTATTGATAATCTGCCAGCTGAGGATGTTTATAAACCGAAGAAGGTAGAAAAAAAAAGTAAAAAGGGACTAGAGAATTTTATGGAAGATGACATTGAAAATGTAGCAGTTCTTGGTGATGAGCGTTGAAGATTGCGATTATAACTGATACTCACTTTGGTGCCAGAAATGATAACCAAAACATTAATGACTTTTTCTATAAATTCTATGATGATGTATTCTTTCCTACCCTAGAGAAACGTGGTATCACAACCTGTATTCATATGGGTGATGTTACAGACCGTAGAAAGTTTATCAGTTTCAAAACTGCATCTGATTTTCGTAAAAAGTTTATTGGCCGTTTTCAAGAGTTGGGTATTGACCTACATCTTATCATTGGCAATCATGACACATACTACAAGAACACTAACGAAGTCAATTCGATGGAAGAACTTGTAGGTTCTGACCGTTGCAACATTTACACTGGACCACAAGTTGTGGAGTTTGATGGTTGTCCTATTCAGTTCATGCCGTGGATCAATGCGAATAACTATGAAGAATCTATGGCAGCTTTGTCACGTTCTCCTGCTCAAGTTTTGATGGGTCATCTAGAAGTAAATGGTTTCGAAATGCACAAGGGACATAAATCTGAAGGTGCATTTGACAAGGAATTGTTTCGTAGGTTTGACCTGTGTTTCAGTGGTCACTTTCATCACAAATCAGATGACGGCCAGATATATTATCTGGGTACACCATATGAGATGACTTGGAGTGACTACGATGACGCCAAGGGGTTTCACATCTTCGATACAGAGAAACGTGAACTTGAACGCATTGTCAATCCTTACACACTTTTTGAGAAGATTTACTATGACGATACTACTACTGATTATACTAATGAAGATGTATCTAAGTATAAAGACAAGTATGTGAAACTGATTGTAGTCAATAAGAAAGACTTATATCAGTTTGACAAGTTCACAGATAGACTGTTGCAGGCTGACGCATTTGAGGTCAAGATTATCGAAGACTTCTCTGAGTTGGATGCTGACAATGTATCTGATGATATTGTAGAGAATACAGAAGACACGATGACACTTCTAGAGAAATACATTGACCAACTGGATGTTACACTGAGCAAAGACCGATTGAAAAATACGATGCGGTCACTTTATACAGAGGCACAAGATTTAGAAATATGATACATTTTGAGACTGTGAGGTGGAAGAACTTCCTATCAACTGGTAATAACTTTACAGAGATACAGTTAGACAGAAATTCAACCACATTAATTATTGGAGAAAACGGTGCCGGTAAGTCTACTATTTTGGATGCTCTTTGCTTTGGCTTGTTTGGTAAGCCATTCCGTAGTATTAACAAACCTCAACTTCTAAACTCTGTCAATGGCAGTGCTGCAATTGTTGAGGTGGAGTTTCGCATTGGAACTAAGAAGGTTAAGGTTATTCGTGGTATCAAACCAAATGTGTTTGAAATTCATGTCAACGGTAAGTTGTATAACCAAGACGCTAACTCGCGTGATTACCAGAAGTATCTTGAACANCAAATNCTAAAGCTNAACTATCGTAGTTTCACNCAGGTTGTTATTCTTGGTAGTTCTACCTTTATTCCGTTTATGCAACTGAAGTCAAAACACCGCCGTGAGGTTGTTGAAGAAATTCTCGACATTCAGATTTTCTCACTGATGAACATGCTTCTCAAACAACAGCTGAAGACTATTTCTGATGACATGCGTGATGTGGACTATCAGTACAGTTTGTCTCAAGAGAAGATTGCTCTACAGGAAAAGTACATTGCAGATGTAGAACAGAACAGAGAAAAACTCATTAAGGAAAAGACATTTCTGATTGCTGGTAATGAGGAAGAAATCTTCAACAAGAGGTCTAGAATTTCTGACCTTGAGGATGACACTTCTAAGATGCATGAGAAGATTTCTAACTCTGCAAAGATCGAAGAAAAGTTCAGTAAACTCAAGGACATTCAGTCTCAGTTGAAAGAAAAACACAGGGCTCACACCAAACTGATTAACTTCTTTGAGAGCAATGAAGACTGTCCCGTGTGTCAACAACATATTGATGAGTCGTTCAAAGAAGATATGATTGCGAAAGAAAACTCCAAGTCAGAAAAACTCAGTTCTGGAATGGGAGAACTTCTAGAGGAACTGAAACAGACACAGGCGAAGGTCAATGTGATCAACGAGGTTAACCAGAACATACAAACAAACAGGGTTGAGATTGCCAAAGAGAACAGTTCTCTGGTTCAACTTGAGAAGTTCAACGCGACACTGCAAACAGAAATTGATGAGTTGCAGAGTTGCAAGGTAAACAAGAGTGATCATGGTAAGTTGAATGAGTTGAAAGAAATTCTATCAGGGTTTGATATGCAGAAGTCAAAGTTGCGTGAGGACCAGACCTATGCTGAAGCTGCAAAGAATATGCTACAGGATACAGGTATCAAGACAAAGATTATCAAACAATATCTTCCTATCATGAACAAGCTCATCAACACCTATCTTACATCAATGGAGTTCTATGTAAACTTCACGCTGGATGAAAACTTTGAGGAAACTATCAAGTCTCGTTATCGTGATGAGTTCTCTTATGCATCATTCAGTGAGGGTGAGAAAATGCGTATTGACCTTGCACTGTTGTTCACATGGAGAGCAGTTGCAAAGATGAAGAACAGCACAAACACGAACCTGTTGATACTGGATGAAATCTTTGACAGCTCGTTGGATGGTACAGGGACAGATGAGTTCCTAAAGATACTCAATACGTTGGGAGATGAAAACGTATTTGTTATCAGTCATAAACAGGACGCACTCGCAGACAAGTTTAGAAGCACAATCAAGTTTGAGAAGATTAAAAACTTTAGTCATGTTGCAGTTAATTGACACTTGGCCTGATACTCCTGACAGCACTAGTAATGCAGATTGTTATTTTCTATACGAAACATGTCTAGAGTATAAACCAAAAAAGATATTGGAGATTGGAACTCTAGTTGGTAAATCTGCATATGCGATGGCTCTTGGTAGTGATTGTGAGATACACACTGTAGATAAGAACAGAGACAGATTTATTGTTCATGAGGGTTTTGAGAGAATTATAAGATACCACAACACTGAAAGCATGGAGTTTTGGAAAAATGGTATGGATAGATTTGATTTTGTGTTTGTCGATGGTTGGTTAAACTTCGAAGATTGTGAAAATATTTTTGAGAAAACACTTGACAATTTCTGGTTTTTGTGTCATGATTATAGATTCAATGATAAGGGTAAAGAAGTGGTGAATAGAATGTTGAAAGAGGGTATGAAAAGAAATTATGGCTTTGATATATCTGAGGGGGGAGAGTGTTGCGCTCTGGTGAAATTTGGGAAAGCGTAGTGACTTTGAACGCAAACCAAGAGACTTCTATCCTACACCGATGGAAGCAGTAGAACCTCTATTACCGCATTTACGAGATGGATTTTTGTTTGCAGAACCCTGTGCTGGTGATGGTGCGTTGATTGAACACCTAGAGACAAAGGGAACTTGTATGTGGGCAAGTGACATTGAACCACAAGCAAAGGGAATACATACAAGCCCATACGATAAACTAGGGTTTGATGAACTTGTCGAATCAGATTATGTAATTACAAATCCGCCATGGGACAGGAAAATCTTGCATCCCATGATTGAATACTTTGTTCCAAGAATTAAAACTTGGTTGTTATTTGATGCAGATTGGATGCATACTAAACAGAGTGTTCCCTATATGAAGATGTGTAGTAAAATAGTGAGTGTAGGAAGAATTAAGTGGTTCGGAGATATGACAGGCAAGGACAATTGTGCGTGGTATCTTTTCGAGCATAGAGCTA